AGTTGATTCCACATGGTGTGGAAATGGATCGTCAACGATGTATGTCCGCGGCAACGATAATACATTGGGGATATTTCACAATGGGTGATATATTTGATTTGAATACATGGAAAGAAGATTATTATAGTGTAGTACTATTAATGCCAGGCCGTTTGTTGGAAACATCGAAAGAAAAAGCAGATGCGTTCCGTAAACAGTTATATGAAAAAACAGATCTACTACTTATTAATCTAACGTGTGATTGGACTGTAAAATATAAAACCATTGATAATATGATGGTCTTAACGGGGTTGGATACAGAATGGGAACCCGCAGGCACTGTAGTACATCGCAACGATGATATAGCACAATTATTTAAAAGGAAGGTATAACATGGAAACGATTCCAGTACCATTGGCAGTGAAATTATTAATTGAATCGCATAAAGAAAGAATGGAACATTCATTAAAAAATATTACCGATTCAAATTTAGAATTAATGCAAATGTTAAATTTGTTACCATCGGATGGATGGAGATTGGATTTGGATAATTTACGATATGTTCGTATACAAACTACAAAACCAGATGAACTTACATCCGACGAGTGAAAATGTAATTTTTACTTGGGGACGATTTAAAGGACACTCCTTGGCACATGCGGCAAGGAGTGTTCCTTCATATCTGGAGTGGATGTCTGGGCAAGAAGGACTACCAGAGGTGTGGCGAATTGCTGCGGCAAAAACACTATTGGGTGAGGATATTGGTGACCTAGATTTACCACGAACCAACGCACCTAATTTGTCCTATAAAAATTTACCAGAAACTAATTCTAATACAGTCGAAGTCATTTTAGTTGATAAAAAGACGGCGGCTGTTATCATGCCCTATAACAAAACTTTACTGGCAAGATTTAAATATGAAATTGATGGTAGAAAATGGAACAATGACGAAAAACATTGGGAGTTTCCAATTGTACACTTACCCAAGTTTTTCACGGTGTTTCCTGACGCAAAATGTAAATCCGATATATTACAAAAATTGGAGGAGTTAAAAACTCGTCGTCACGATTTAGATGAAATACGAAAACAAGAAGATGATACGGAGTTTAAAATACCCGGACTAAAATTACCCTTATATAATTATCAAACTATTGGGGTGAAGTTTATTGATAAAGCAGGTGGTCGATGTCTTATCGCCGATGCGCCTGGTCTTGGTAAGACGGCGCAAGCAATTGGATATGCTCAATTACACAATTTAAAAACACTAATTGTTTGCCCATTATCCGTGGTAATTAATTGGCAACGAGAAATTAAAAAATTTACTGGAAAAGATAGTACGATATGGGATAGTAAAACTTACGATGGAAACTTAAAAAATAACTTTCACATAACCCATTACGATGCCGTAGCTAAGAATAACCATTGGCTGCGTGATCAAAAGTTTGATTTGTTAGTGTGTGATGAAGCAACCTATCTTAAGAATCGTCAAACTATTCGGGCAAAAAGTATCTTGGGTTCGTATAAAGAACGCCGAAAGTATCCTGGGGTTAAGACCAAATACAGTATCTTCTTAACAGGTACTCCTGTTATGTCTCGTCCCATTGAAGCGTTTAGTTTGTTAAACTTCTTGGATAAAGAACGATTTAATAATTTTTACCACTTCGTAGAACGATACGGCGGATGGAAGGGTGACGCACCAAGAAATCTTCAAGACCTGCATGATCGTACCAAAGATTTGGTCATTCGTCGTAAGAAAAGTGAAGTACTAACAGAATTACCTAATAAACAACGAAATGATTTATATGTAGAATTGACCAAGGACGAACAAAAACAATATCATAAACTATTACAAGATATTTTTGGTCGTTGGAAATTAGACGGTCGTCCATCAGTTACACATATGCCAAAATTACAAGCATTTTTAATTGAAAAGAAATTACCTCGTTTAATAGAAATGATTGATGAGTTTTTGGATAATGATCGTCCAATTCTTATCTTTAGTTGTTATTTAAATCCGTTAAAATTATTACTAGAACATTACGGAAGTAAAGCAGCAATATTAACGGGTGAAATGAACAGAAATGCTCGTCAAGAAACTATTGACAAATTAACGAATGGTCAAGCTAAAATTGGACTATTTAGTTTACGAGCGGCTGGTATGGGTATTGATGGATTACAAAAGGTTATTGATACCGTTGTATTTTTGGACATGGATTTCGTTCCAGCAAACCATGAACAGGCCGAGGATCGTACACACCGAATAGGACAAACCAACCAAGTTCAAGCATATTATATGATTTGTCCAAATACAATAGACGAATATATGCGAGACATTCTCAAAGAAAAACAACAGGTGGCGGACCTTATTGTGGACGGAGCATTGATTACACCTGAAAGTAATAAGTCATTTTTTAAAGAATTCATAGGTAGAATGAAAACTTTCGGGCTATTAGAACTTGAGGAAATACCCAGTGAATAGGTTGGATTCCTACTATTTATATTAAAGGAGAAATATATGAATAGTGGAATATATAAAATTACCTGTGAAATCACTAATAAGTTTTATATTGGATCTAGTCAAGAATTAAACCGTAGAAAAGTATATCACTTTAATCGGTTACGGGCAAATAAACACCCAAATCCACACATGCAAAATTCTTATAATTTGTACGGAGAGCAATCTTTTGAGTACGAAGTAATTAAGTATTGTGATGTTGTGGAATTATTAAAAGAAGAGCAACTGATATTGGACAAATATATTAATACTGGTGTTTTATTCAATGTAGCGTTGATAGCAGGTGCTAGTTTTAGAAATAGGCGACATAAAAAAGAAACTATTGAAAAAATGAAAAAATCCGCCGGTAGAGCATGGGAAGGGAAGAATCTATCCAATGAACACAAAACTAAAATAGCAGAAAAACGAATTCAATTTACTAGAGAAAAAGGACTAAGAAAATTAACAGATAATCAAGTTAAAGAAATTAGAAAATTGAAAGAATCCGGAGTTGGTGATCGAACTATTGCAAAAATGTTCAATGTCTCAAGAACAATAATAATTTGTATTAAAAAAGGAAAAAAATATACAGATGTGGAGTAATATATAACGAACGGTTTACCGACGAAAATGTGGATTAGAGATATTTATATGATGTATAATAAAATTAAGGAGGTTACACAATGAGTTCCGAGATGTATCATAGTGAAGTAATTGATTTACCAAGTAAAGGTAAATTTTATCCAACAGGACATCCGTTGGCGACGGGTCAAGTAGAATTAAAATACATGACCGCAAAAGAAGAAGATATTTTAACCTCAACTAATCTTATCCAAAAGGGGGTGGTTCTGGATAAGCTAATCGATAGTTTAATTGTTACAAAAGGTGTGTCTCATGAAGATTTTTTGGTTGGTGATTTAAACGCGGTAATGGTTGCTGCACGTATTCTTGGATATGGTAAAGATTATGAATTATCAGTTACTTGTCCAAAGTGTAATACGCAACAAGATCACGCAGTAGATTTAACCGAATTGGATACCAAAGAATTACCGGAAGAGGCAAACTTAACAGTTAAATTACCAGCAAGTGGTAAAACTGTAAAAATTCGTTTCATGACGCGTAAATTAGAAAAAGAAATAGACAAAGAATTGAACGCTATAAAAAAGATTGGATTGCAAATAGAACCTGAATCATCAACTCGCCTTCGATATATTATCGCAGAAATTGATGGTGCAAGTGATCAAAAAAGTATTCGTGAAGCAGTAGAAAACATGCTGGTCAAAGACACCAGAGCGCTTCGTGAATTCTATAAATCCACCACCCCAGATGTAACATTTGAATCCAGCTTTGCTTGTTCAAATTGTTCGCATTCTGATAAATTGCCGATTAATTTGGGCATTAACTTTTTTTGGCCTGACGCAAGAATATAGGTTACAAATGCATAAAGTCATCTTCTCCATGATATATCATGGAAATGGTGGTTTTACATTTCAAGATTTATATAATATGCCCGTGTTCTTGCGCGGCTTCTATTTGAAGGAAATGAATGACGCAGTTGAAAAGCATAATACAGAGATGGAAAAGGCTATGAAAAAATCCAGATGAGATGATCAATGGCAGCTGAAGACGAATTACAATCATCAATTAACAAATTGAATGAGACAATACAAAAAATTCAAAAAGTGGCAGATAATGCCAATAGTTTGGCTGCGTCATTAAATACTGCAAATAATACAGTACAGAAAACTATCGAGTCTCAATTACAATTAATAAATGCACAGAAAAACCAGGTCGTACAGCAACAAAAAATTATTACCGACTCGATTAAAAATCAAAGAACATTAATTGATACTACACAACAAGAAAAGGCTGCATCGGAGCAATTAGCTGCGCAAAAGTTTAAACAAGGACAAAGTATTGCTGCAGAATTAAGTGATAACGCTACACAAATAGAAAAACAACGTGCAGCAATGGAAAACTCAACTGGTGATCAATTGCGTTTTCAACAACGATCCATGGACGGATTGGGAAATACCCAATCAAAATTACAAGCAGCAATGAAAAATAATACGGAGGAGTATGACAATTCAATAGCCGCTATTAAAGTACAAAATGATCGTATAGACAAGGCAAACAATGAAATACAAGGATTTATAGAAGAAGAAGCTTTGTTGGAAGAT